AAATCTTGATGTATCAACCCGTTTTCAAGTAATATGATATACAACTCGTATATTTCATCTATAAATCTAGAAACAAATCGAAAAGTGATGTCTTTACTTTTTGTTGCTCTATTTTCTTGAATATTTCTTTCATATTCTTCTTCTAGCAATTCGAGTAAATCAGTTCCATCTATTCTTTCCATGACAACATACATGATTTTGTTGTTCTTTTTACTGCATGAATATAATCCATAAATTTCAGGCGTAAATCCCAAGTGTTCCAACATTTTCAAAATTTTATATTCATGCATTCCATTGTTCAATACTTTGATAATTTTACTGGGATCATATTTGTCAATATATACACCCCCATCTATTATTATTTCACCTAAAGTATAGGTGTCATCTGTGGTTCCTTCAAATATCTCTGAATAATTACATAACGCACCACCACGCATATTATAATATAATCATATTAAAATATAATGTATTCATTTGTTACAATATATTTTTGAGAGAAAATCAAACTTTGTATAAAATATGTAATTAATCATCTACATTATTCATCCTTTCTTTCATTTTTTCTTGTTCCTCTTCCAACTTCTTCACTCGATTTTTCATTTCGATAATTTCCTGAGAATATGTATGCAGTAGATTTTTCAATTCTGTTATTTCTTGGGAATATGTATTTTCTTCATTTGCAGGTGTAATTTCTCTCAATTTCAATTTTTGAAAGATGGATTTTGTTTCCAATGGAGGATTATCATTTGTAATATCAGAATGATCTATATCAATTATGGATATGGGTATAGGTATGGGTATAGGTACGGGTATAGGTATAGATGTATCTATTTCATCTCCAATTTTAATATATTTTATGGGTTGTATTTGCAAAGAAGGAGGCAATGGACGTGGAGGTTTAATTTTAATAATGGGTTCTTGTTTGGAGATTCTTTCCATTGATTGGATATTGATTTGCGAATCTTTGGATCCTTGAGGTCCTTGAGGTCCATTGGTCCCATCAGGTCCATTAAACATTTTGTATATATTCTCCATATCATTATTTCTCTCTGCAATAGTTTGAGCAATCATCTTTTCCATCTCACTGATGGGTTTTTCTTTCACATTGTCACTAAAATTAGGTATTTCGGGAATAGGACGACTAATGGAAAATTCAAATTCTTTTTGTTTTTCTGCAAGTTCCATATCAAATTTATTTCTTTTTTCCTTTCTGAAAGCTTCATTTGTCCAAAGGTCTGTATTTTCATCATTGGATTTTTCAAAATAATTCGCTGTTTGTTCTTGTTTTTCTTCTTGACGTTGTTCTTTTTCATGAAACTGAATTTTTCTCTCTTTTTGAGAATCCACAACTTCATTGGTAATAGCATTGGCAAAGGTTTGAATAATGGATGATATAAACGTTTTGTTCATGGTGATTAAATCTTTTTTGGGAGATGTGTTTTTCTCTCTATCATTAAAAAGCAAAAGTTGATTGACAAAATATTTTTTGGTTTGCGATAATTCAAAGACATTGTTTGTTTGAATGATTCGTTCATCTAAAATGACATCCCAAAGTATTTCAATATTTTCATTGGAAATAAAGGACATGTTTGTTTTCTATTAGAAAATATATAAATAACTCATTTATTCTTTATATATTTTTGAGAGATTATTAGATATTTTGCCCAGCAAATAAAACGTTACAAATCAGCATTGAAATAAATTTTCCTGAACTTCTCCATGTATTCATCTTTCAAAACATGTGTTTTTAAATAATGTTCAGTTATTTTGTCTTCCAACATGTGAACAATAAAAAAAATACTATAAATACCACATTCTGTATTTCCATATTGGTGTTCCACTGGATAATTTTGATCAAATTGGAAATAAATTGGCTTTGGTGTCAGTTTCATTCCTTGTTGCATGACACGATTGACAAAAACCAATATTTCTCTCGGTGCGGGATTTCCAGCACTATCAAAAAAGAATATTTTCCCCTTTTTAATATTGATAAAAAGACTTATCCAGTGTTCTCCATCTTTATTATGCGGATCCGTGTTGAAAATAATTCCTATTTTTCTTTTTCCACTTTTTAATAGTTTTTCTAAACTAAAATGACACAATTCTTCCCAAACACATTTACCAAATGTTTCATCGAGATCAAAATCAATCGGGGATGGACCAATGAATGTGAAGCATTTATATGCTTTTTCATACTGATTCATTACATTGGTAATTTCAATGCTAGACAACCATTCATTCGGATTTTTCTTCCATTTTTCAGGAGCTTTGGGTGCAAAGGATTCTCTCAAAGCATAATCCAATTTTCCTGCAACAAATTGTTGTTTTAACCAGCAGGATTCTTTATTGCAAAATTTTCCCAAATTTTGTTGTAATACATTCCATATTTCTCTCGGATCATTTGTTTGAATCATCATATCGGGATACCGAGCATTCCATAATTCTTTTAATTTATACAATGTTTCATTTTCTAAACAAGTAAACCCATTTTTTTTTGTGCTTGGACTACATTTTAATTTGATCATTTTGTGTTGATTTTTCTGTATCTTTCTTGTTTTCTGCATCTTTCTTGTTTTCTGTATCTTTCTTGTTTTCTGCATCTTCTCTATTGTTTGATTTTTTTTCATTTTCAGTTGTTTCTTTATCATTTTCTTTTTTGTTTTTTCCATCATAATTATTATGGAGATTATTCTTTTCACCAATACCTTTATTTTTTAATGCTGGATCTTTCAAATTCACTTTTCTTTTTTTGGGTAAAGGGATTGTCTCTTTTTCTTTTTTTATCATGGTTCTTTTTACTATTTTATCCAAGGATGTTGTTTTGTCGTATTTTATGGAACGCATCAATAAATTATCTGTATTATTATGTATGATTGTATTCTCTCCTTCATTTAATACAACTGCAACCGATTCTTGAATTGCATCTGGTTCATATTCACCTTGCAAAATATCCGTCTTGTCAATTATTTTAAAATAATCAATACAGGTTCTTGTATAAATATCAAAAATACGTAAAATATCTGTAGGAAGAATGGTAGTATCTTCTTCATTCAATATTTTTTTGGCTAAATCATAAATACGCTTTTTATAAAACTTTTTATTTTTTTTGAATAAATCTGTTTTTGTTTCAGAATACTTGGATTGAAATTTTTCATTGGTTAAACATTCCAATGTGATTCTAGAAATTAAATCTTCTGACATTTGATTCTATATTATGGATTTACAAAATATAGAATGAAATTATTACGGATAATCAAATAATCAAATAACGAATAAATTATCTGCATATTGGATTTTCAGTATCAGTAAAATCTCGAATCTGTTGCCTAGTATGATTCATAAAAATTCCTTGTCCAATTTTTTCAGGATTTGCATCAAATTTATCAAATTTTTCTTCTTTGAATAGTGCTTGAAAGGGTTGTTGAATTTGCATTTTTCCACATGGTTCAAATTGAAATGTATACAAATCAGAATGGGATGAAGGAACATACACAGCTTGAGAACATTTTTGCAAAGCATAAATTTGATTTCGCAATTCAGATTCTACATTGATATTGGAGGCAAACCCTGACCAAGGAGATTGTGTATTTCCTGGATTAAATACTTTGTATGGATTAAAAGTGGATTGCACATCCATAGGAACACATGTTTTTCTTCGGGGATCCACTATGGGCATATGGGAATATTTTGTCATGACAGGACGAACACTGATATAGGGTTGCAAGATAGAGGATGGAAGATTTCTATCGTATATGCGATCATTGATGGAATCAGTAATTTGTGAAGAACATTCTTGTCCCAAATAAGTATGATTGGAACAATTATTGGGTGCATTATTTGTTGGTACATCACAATTATTTTTGCTAAAATGTTGAGTTGACATTATTATATTATGAAAAGATTATTATTTTGATTATTATTTTGAAGTTTGAGAGAAACAAGCATAAAGATATTTTTTGAAATAAAAAGAATGAGTCAAGATAAAATATTTGCTTTATTAGGTAATAATTACAATATTGAATTCATTACAGAGTGTTTTTTGAGAGAAAAGGACAATTCCTTTGTAAAAAAAAAGGATACAATGAATCGAAATGGATTAAACAATGTTCACTTACAAAGAGTATTTGGTAGTTATTCAAATAGAATTCTTGTTTTGAAAGATATTGTTTTGATTTTCAGTGGAGAGATTTATAATTACCGAAAATTATATGAATACATGCAAATAACAAGTGAGGATATACATACAGAATATAGTGGTGAAGTCATTATTCATTTATACAAAAAATATGGAATGGAGCAAACATTGAGAATCATGGATGGTATTTTTGCGTTTGTTTTGTGTGATTATGATTTATCTAAATCCATATGTAAATTATATATTGCGAGAGATATTTTGGGAGTTTGTCCTTTGTATGTGATGGAATCGAGTGATCCTACTATGATAGGATTTGCATCTGAAAAGAAATTACTCGTAAATATACAAGACAAAAACCATTATTCCATAAACCATTATCAACCCGGAACATATTCCAAATATACTCGTTCTTACAAAGTGCATTCTAATTGGATGGTAGAGAGAAAAACATATCCTTATTATTCTCTCGGATTTTGCATGTCTATTCCCAAATCATCTCTTGATGGTAATACATATTTTTATCTATATCAATCCATAATTAAAAGGATCCCTGAAAATGCAAAAACTATTGGATGTATCTTGTCATCTGATCTAGGTAGTTATTTTATAGCTTTTTTGTTGGATATATATTGCGAAGAAAATGACATTCTTTTGGAAACATTTCGTGTTATGGAAACCAATCATCTAGATATGAATCCAATGAAACAATCTATTA